TATCCAAGCTGCACACACAGCTCACCAATTCGCAGAAGTTCTCGGCCTAGCTTCCCACGACAAGCGCACAGTCATTCGTCTCGCGATGTTCATTCAGGACCATCTCGGCGACCTCCTGTCTATTCCCCCATACCAAAATCCCGATCAGCAGACCGTGGCCGAGATCACCATGCGCGACCCCAACACCGGGCGCACCGTCGAAGCTGAAATAAGGGAATAGAATGTTCGATCTCAACGCTGATGACGGGTCGGTCAGAAAGAAGCGATACGATTCGCCGATCCCTTCCGACACACCAGCGTTGAGCCGCCCGCAGCGGGGTAACACCCTCGACAGTCCCAAGAATATCGCTCTCCATCACCGCTTGTTGAACTTCTACACCCTCGAGCTGGACCGCCAGTATGAAAACCGCCGCGACATGGCGGTGGATGCCGATTTCTATGACAACATCCAGTGGACCGAGGAGCAGGCCGCGACGCTACAGGCGCGTGGGCAGGTTCCGCTTGTGTTCAACGTCACCGCTACGACAGTCGATTGGGTCATTGGCACCGAAAAGCGCTCCCGCACCGATTTCAAGGTCTTGCCGCGGCGGAAAGAGGACGGCAAGCCGGCGCAGCGAAAATCCGAGCTGCTCAAATACCTGGCCGACGTCAACAAGACTAAGTTCCACGTAAGCCGCGCCTTCGAAGATGCTGCCAAGGTCGGCCTGGGCTGGATCGAGGACGGTTATCAGGGCGATGACGAGGGAGAGCCGCTGTTCAGCCGCTACGAATCGTGGCGCAACATGCTGTGGGACAGTGCCTCCGTTGAACTCGATCTGACCGATGCCCGATATGTGTTCCGCACAAAATGGGTTGATCTGGACGTCGCAAAGGCCATGTTCCCCAAGCGCAAGGGCATGCTCGAGCGCAGCGTCGATGACAGTGACAATTTCGCGATGATCGATTCCTACGGCGATGAGCCGATGGATGGACCCGAGAACGAAAGTCAGGGCAGGGGCGATGGCACTTACATCGCCGATCGCGTTACTGGCTATCGCCGCCGTCGTGTCCGTATCATCGAAATGTGGTTCAAGACGCCAGTGACGGCGGACAAGATCAGCGGAGGCACCTTCGCAGGTGAATTGTTCGACCCGGCCAGCCCGGGCCACAATGAAGCGGTCAACGAGGGCGACGGCGAAGTGGTCAAGCGCCTCACCATGCGCATGGACGTAGCGCTCTTCACCACCGCCGGCATGCTGTGGCTTTCGCCTTCGCCCTACCGGCATAATCGCTATCCATTCACTCCGATCTGGAATAAGCGCCGCGACCGAGACAACATGCCTTACGGCTTGGTCCGCAACATCCGCGACATCCAGAGCGATATCAACAAACGCGCCGCCAAGGCCCTGCACATCCTCTCGACGAACAAGGTTGTGATGGACAAGGGCGCAGTCGATGACATCGATGCGCTTCGGGAAGAAATGGCGCAGCCCGATTCAATCATTGAGGTCAACCAAAACAAGCAATTCAAGTTCGATGTCGATCGCGAACTGAGCCAATGGCACCTCGAGTTGATGTCGCGCAATATCCAGATGGTGCAGCAGGTCGGCGGCGTCACGGACGAAAACCTTGGCCGCAGCACCAATGCCGTTTCAGGTATCGCGATTCAGGCACGACAGGAGCAGGGCGCGCTCGCCACGGCCAAATTGTTCGACAATTACCGGCTTGCCCAGCAGATCAGGGGTGAGAAGGAACTGGCGAACATCGAGCAGTTCATGTCCGAGGAAAAGCAGTTCCGGATCACCAACATGCGCGGCAGCCCGGAATATATCACCATCAACGACGGGCTTCCCGAGAACAGCATCGTTCGCACCAAGGCGGATTATGTCATCGACGAGGACGATTGGCGCGCGTCGGTGCGTCAGGCGCAGGTCGAATCCCTCCTTGAGCTTCTCACCACGCTTGCCCCGGTCAATCCGCAGATTGCAATCGTCCTGATGGACCTTGTCGTCGAGGCTATGGATATCCCGCAGCGCGAGGAGATCGTGAAGCGCATCCGGCAGGTCACGGGCATGAAGGACCCCGACGCCGACGAGACGGCACCATCGCCGGAAGATCAGGCCAAGGAAGAAGCCGCGGCGCAGCAGCAGCAGCTCGCCATGCAAACCATGATGGCCCAGCTCCGCAAGCTGACCTCGGAAGCCGCCAAGAATGAGGCGCAGGCCGCCGATATGCAGGCGCGTACCGTCTCCGCCAACGTTGGCAGCCAGCGTTCAGCGCTCGAGGCCGCCGGGATGGCCGGTATGGCGCCGGGTCTCGCCGACATCGCCGATGTGATCCTGCACGAATCCGGTTTCGTTTCACGGACCGAAGGCGAAGAGACCGTGGCCGCCGCGGCGCAGGCCCAGCAGGTGCAGGCCGCCCAGCTCGCCCAACAGCAACCCCAACAGCAACAGAACCCCATGGCTTTCGGCCTGGGCTGACGAGAGGTATCGATCATGGCAGGCAAGCCGAATGCCGCAGAACTGGAATTGTTGACCGACGAGGAGCGCGAAGGCCTCCTTGACGATGACACCGTGGATGAAGGCCTCGAGGACGGTGATGACGCCGCCGGCGACGATGCCGCAGCTGCCGCTGACGATAAAGCGGGCGAGGGCGAAGGCGCGGGTCAGGAAGGTAAGGACAAGCCGGACGATGCCGGCGGAGACGAAGGCGACGACGCCGGTGCCGACGACGCTGACACGGCTGCCGCTGCCGCGGCGAAAGCCAAGCAGGACGCAGACGCCAAAGCTGCGGCTGATGCAGCCGCAGCTGAAGCAGCGGCAGGTGGCGGAGACGATAACGCCGCGGCTTCGGCTGCCGCCGAGCCAAAGCCGATTGATGGCGACAAGCGCCCGTCGTGGGTTCTCGACCCGAAGGTTCCGGAGCAGATTGACGCCCTCGAGAAGAAGAAGGACGAACTTACCGATAAGTTCGACGATGGCGAGCTGACCGGTAAGGAATACCGCGCCGAGCTTCGCACGATCGACAACCAGCTCGAGGGGCTGAAAACACAGCGCTTGGCCGCCGAGATCGGCAAGACCAACGCTGTGCAGCACTATTTCGATGTCACCGTTCCTGATTTTCTCGCCAAGCATACCGAATACGAGAAGGGCAGCATCCTTCACGCGATGCTGGAAGCCGAGGTGAAGAAGCTGCAGGTGCAGTCTCAGAACCCGCTTAACCCGGCCATCCTCGAGCGGGCACACGAGAACCTTACCGCCCAAGTCACCAAGGCTTATGGCGTGAAGCCGTCGGCGCAGAATAAGCAGGCCAGCGCAAAGCCCGCTGCTGCGGCCCGCGAAGTTGTTCCAACGCTTGGCACCGTCCCGGCCGCTGATGCGAATGACGACGCTGACGGCGGCGAATTCGCCTATTTGGATCGTCTCGCCAACAGCGACGTGGAGAAATACGAGCAGGAACTCGCGAAGCTCAGCGATGAGAAGCGCGACCGCTACCTGGCTGAATAGGAGCGTCCATGCTGAGCCTCGTCGTCAAGATAGGTGACACTGTGAAAATCGAGGGCGTGGGAACGATCCACGTCGAAGAACGGTCGGGGCGCAGCGTGCGCCTCGGTTTCGAGACGCCGCTGGGGCCTATCACCATCCAGAAGCGTGACGACGACGGCTCGCCGGTGCTGACGCGCCGGCAGGCGGCAATGGATCAGTTTTAACCGAGGGAAAAGACATGAACACCACCAGAGATCATCGCGCTGACGCGTGTGTCGCCGTCGAAGACACTCCGATCAACCGTGTAGAAACAGCGCTGGACGAGGCTGTTGATCTGGCGCATCAGACCATGAGCATGGTCGCGTCTATTGCGGGTTCGGTACCGGCGGATAGCAGGGGCGGCTCAGTCGATCGTCCGGACGGTATCATCCCAGCGCTGGCTGATCGTGCGGACGATACCCTTTCCGTCATCAAGGATGCCAAAGCACAGCTGATCCGCCTTGCAAATCTTCTCGGGGTGTAGGCGAGCGCCATGAAAAAGAAGTTCTACGGTGCGGTCATTGCGGCCGCCAACTTTCTTTATCGATTGGCGGGCGCGCGGTGATGACCGACATGCCAATCCTTGAAATGTTGGTCTATATGGTGGCCGCGCACTTCCTCATAGACTATGCCCTTCAAGGGGACTGGATGAGTAAGGCGAAGAACCCGACGCTTGGTCTGGTGCCTGGTGAGAAGATTTGGCCGATGGCACTTTTCGGGCATGCTTTGCTTCATGCCGTTGCGGTAAAGATCATTACCGGCAACTGGCTGCTCTTTGCCGTTGAACTGGTCATCCATGCCGTTACAGACTACCGCAAGTGCGTCGGCTGCTTCGGATACAATTATGATCAGGCAGTTCATATCGGCTGTAAGGTTCTCTACGCTGCCGCCTTGTTGATCTGCACCTACATGATGATCAAGTAGGGCTAGAGAACTCGGAAAAATCCGGTATATTGCGCTTATTAACAGGCGCATGAGTGCCCTTCGCAAAAGGATATAGCGAATGGCTCTCCCGCAAGTGCATGTGATCTGTGGTTATGCCGGTGGCGACGGTAACGCCAAGGACAAACAGCCGCTCTTCAAGGATCCGCAGTGGTCCGAAGAACCCGCCGCCAACACCCCCACGACGAATCGCGCCACCGATAAGGACGGCCTCGTTCCGGTTTTCCGCGTCACCAACACCGTCGATATCTATGTGTCTCACGCGCCAGCGCCGAACGCCGGCGTCAGCCCGCGTCATGTTCTCCTTGCCGCCAATGCGCCACACGACCTGTATGTGAAGCCAGGCGATAAGCTTTCTTGGGTGGTTGCCTGATGTCGATGCGGCGGCTGGGTAGGTTGAACAGGCTCAAAGGCCTCGCTCAGTCATTGGGGAGGCCGAGCGGACGAAGGCAGTCATTGACCGCATTCAGTCCGTTGCGAGCGAAAATGGACGCGGGGCAAGACGCGGTCATCTTTGCCAACGCCGACAGCACCGGTTATTCCGATTACGGCCCGTTCTACAAATTCTCGACGGCTCTCGGGGATTTTCATGATTATACCGTAGTACTCTATCGGTGGGCGGAATGGGATGGAGCTGCCGCAACTGGACAGAAGCAATATGCTGCGCCAGTCACACTCCGGAACGGCACCCGGGGCACGTTGACCGTCTATCTAGCAGCCCTGCCGGGGTCGGTTGCGGGCGGGATGTTCGATGGTTCGCGCCGGGCGAATGCTATCGATGCCATCCCGACGCCTGATCTTTGCATCACGCACCACGGGCATAACCAGCAGTCGTTCCCTGTCGTGGGTGGATCCGGGGCGTATGCAGTTGGCGCTGGAACACTTCTCGGCCCCATAGGCATGGCGGAATTGAAGTGGCCCGGTGTCCCGCAACTCATCACAAGCCAAAACCCTTGGCGAGATGACAACGGGTATGCGAAGGTGTTTGAGGCGGTTAAGAGAGCGTCTCTATCGCAGCCAGAAATCACCCTTGTCGACACTTATTCGAAATTTCTCAATGCGGGTAAGCCAGCATCTCTGTATCGCGACAATGTGCACCCGAGCGATACCGTAGGTAACAATGCCGGTGCACAACTCATCTCGGACACTCTTGTGGCAGCATACAAAGCCTCAAGGAAAGGCGACTTCTCGACGCCTGCGTGGCCTTTGATCTCTGCCCCAAACCTCATCGACAATGGCGACTTCGCAACTTGGCCGGGGTCCGTACCGACCGGTTGGACGGTTGCGGGAGCCGGAACGACCGTTACCAAAGACGCTGTAAACACATTGGGTGGGGCGGCTTACTCTGCGGCCATATCGCCTGGCACGGGAGCGCCAGGTCAAAACATGTATCTGCAAAAATATCTGTCAGCCACCGAGATGCAGAGGATTGCAGGCAAGACGGTTACTCTTGCTGCGCTGGTTCGTGGGCTTTCCACGCAGCCGCGCCCATTCGTGACATTCAGCATCAAGGATACGGCAGGAACAATACGCGACTATGCTATCGGTGATGTGATCAATTGCCGTGATGGCTGGATGTGGCTTGTTGCAGCTGGGATTCCTATTATCGCTGACGGCGCTGACGC